CCTGATACGTCTGCATCACCATTTATGTCAATTGTTGGTGCAGCTATTTGGACTTCTGTGTCGGCAACAATGTCAAGTTGTCCATCGGCACTTGAATTGATGTATATAGCTGTGTCTCTGAATTGTAACTTCTCTGTAGAAGCAATAAGTATGTCATCACTGAACTCAAAATAATCCTCATCTTCCATCCACTTCATTACACCATCGTTGGATTCACCATCGTATGTAACTGTGATATCTGTACCTGCTGTGCCATCACCTATTGTGATTCCAGTACCTAATAGTTTAGTGATAGGACCACCTTCAGCAGTCGTACCATCATGGGTGTGTCCTGTACTTGCAGCGAAGGCAGCTAATAACTGGTTGAACTCATCATTGGTATGAGCCGCAGTGATTATATCTCCATCTGTATACGAGGATTGTCTAGTGTATGTAGCTCCCATTTATCTTCTTGCTCCTAATTGATATTCTAACTGAAAACCTTTAAGTGAATAAGGTGCACTTCCTGTTCCATCTCTCACTCTTACTGCTACAGCAAAACCTGAACCTTCTACTGCCTGTCTAACTAATGGCTGTGATGCTCCACCATATGTAGGCACTCCATAAACTGATGTACCATATATAGCTACTATAGAAGCAGAGTCTAGTGGATATGCTGCAGGTCGTGGTGCATTAGCATCTTCGTAGTCATATCTTAAAAACAAATCAGCATCTATAGCTGCTTCAGGTTTGTAGTTAATTATAACCCTTTGCATATGTTTTCTTATTCCAGGGTCATTAAAAGTTAAATCAGGACTTCTATATTTACCTGCTATATTAGTACCGTCAAAAGTATTGCCTTGTTCTTGCCTATAAACATAACCGTCTGAATAACCACCATGTAAAACTATTACGTCTCCGTCATCAACAAAGTGGTCAGTACTTGCAGGTTTTATACCTCTAATCTCAGCAAACTCAAACTTCTGTCCTCTAAGAGAACATATAATACCTTTAGTTTGATTATCTACAGTACCACTCTTAGTAAAGAATATTCTGTATTGTGTTTTATCTGGTATAACGAGACTATCAAATTCTGTTGCACTAGATATGTTTTCATTAAAAATAGATTGCACATTAGAGCTTATAGTTCCTAATTCTACGTCACCTATTTTTGCTGTACCTGCAACTGTACGTAATCCATCAGGACCAAGGAATATAAGGTCACCTGCAAATTCTTGAATAGTGTCACCATTTATACAGCCTATATCTCTTGTCACATCAGCTATAATAAAGTCTGATACTGAAGAACCTGTTAATTTAAATATTCTGCTTTCACAAAAAATAAATAAACTATCTCTAAAAACTTTCATTCCTGTTATTATATTATCAACAGAAAATGTACCTGAACCTGCTGCAACACTAAAATTATCTTCATCAAAAGGTGTACTAAACACTATTTCTTGTGGTGTACTTGACATGCCTGAATAAAACATGTGGTCACTAAAAGCTGCTACATATTTAGCACCTAATACAGAAGAAGCTGAAACATCTGTAGCTGTTAGTGATGAATTAAATACAGTTGGAGCATTAGCACCATCAACAACTATTAGTTTATCTGTAGTATCAAAGTTGTATCTTTCAAATCTATATTTACCTGCACCTGTTCTACCACTATCTATGCTAGTCCAAGATGAACCACCTGGGTCTGCACTGTAAATACTAGTACCTCTAGCTGCTATTACTTTGCTACCAAATGTAGCAACCATAAGTACTTTTTCAGTAGATGATGCTGTTTGTGGCACAACTGCATCCACATATTTAGAGTAGCCATTTATTCTTCTATAGCCACCTGTTATATCAGGCTCAAAGTTTTCTAACTCTAATGCTTCACCTGGTTGCATCATAAATGTAGATTTATTTAATACTAAACCTCCTTCACAAACAAACGCTGAAGGAACTGTTTGAGATTCGTCTGCCATTATAATGCCCTAATATCTACACTACCTGAGTTATATACTCCTGTTCTTGGTATATAGGTTGAACGTAAATATGAAAACTTATTTATTAATAGCGTTTGCATATTCTTTATGCCTTGTTCAAATCTTTGCATGTTAAGTTGATACTGTTGTGTCTCACCTCTATACTGATATACAAATGCTGTAGCACCGTCTATGATTACAGGTGCAAATCTATCAGGTATAGTTGTTGTATCATCATATGCTGATAAATCAGTTGGATATGTATAGTAGTCAAATTTTATTGTGTAAGATTTATTAGGATATGGATATAGTAGATAATTATTATCAGGTGTTCTTACTACATATTCAGGAACACTACCTCTATCAAACTGTGCTACTGTAACACCACTTGCTATTGAAGCTGCTGTGCTACCACCTGCACCTCTAGTACATCCTGTAAATGTAGTGCTTGTTGTGCCTGTATATGTAATGTTTTCATTACCTATGACTATTGTACCTGCACTATCAAAACCTGTAGTGCTTACAACAGTTATAGTTGTGTCACTATCTGTGTGAGTTGTGCTAGTAGTCGTTGTTTCTATTTCGTCTTCTTGATTGACAACTCTGTTTATATAATCATTGTAATCAAGTATATTTAATCTGTAACCACCATTACCTAATGTACTATTCTTTACAATTCTAAATGTATTATAATCTACTGTTTTAGTAGATGCAGGTAAAGTGTATCTAACTATACCTGCTGTCAATACTTGAGAAGCAGTTTGATGATTAAATGGATAATTAAACTCTCGCTGATTAATAAATCTGATTGATTCATTTACAGCATTTTGGCATTGAACCTGTATACCCCTAGCACTAGAAAAGGTTGCTGAAGTTAATGCAACCTCATTCAACCTTGCTATGACTTTATTTGTTAATGTTAGGTAGTTCTCTGCCATAATAATTCCTAAGTAAAATAAGAGAGCAAGTTGCCCTGCTCCCTTATATATGATTTAAGCTAAAGTGTCTCTGTCTACTTCATTAGCTCCCATGTCACCTAGACCATCAATGTCCATTAATACAGCGAACACACGGATTGCTCCAGTTGTTGGTGCTGTAGTAGTAGCTTGTAATTCAAAGTCTATAGTGTCAGCAGTTGAGCCTATGATAATAGGTGCAGAACCATCTGCTTGAGTTGCATATGTACCAGCAGGAGATGCATCATCATCAATGTCAAAAGCAGCGACAAAGCGAGTTACATCAACACCTGTTACACCAAGATTAGCTGTATTGCCATCGGCAGCAGCATCAACTGTGGTTGTTACTTCAAAACCAGCAGTTAAAATCATAGTGTTTGCAGGTACGGTAATTGCCTGAATTATTTCGTTAGCTTCAAGTGCACTACCTTTTGCTGCTACTGCAGCGGCAATGTCAATTGTATTCTCAACGAAATATGGTTGTCTACCTCTTGCAGAAGAACCTCTTGCAGAAGAGACTAATGTGGATATTGTTCCAGCAGCCATTTCTCAGTTCTCCCTTATGCCAAGTGATATTTACAAGTAGCGATTGCTTCTGGGCGAAGTATCTTTCTACCGTACAAATGCATACCACGAACAATATCAGCAAAAGAATCAGGGTCTCTGTAAGTCTCTGTCTTGTTGATTTGCTCAGCAGTAGCTACTGATGAAGAATGACCAGCAACAATTATACCATAGTTTACAGAACTGTTAGCACCAACAAAAGATGGTCCTGAACCTACTGCAGGTAGATTGTTTGACTGATAAACCTTGAAACCATGTAGGTTGTTTAGGATTAAACCATTCTGTAGTCCTGTTCCACCAAAGTCTGCATCAAATAATCTTGAATCTTCATCCTTTAGTATTTCAATAAATACAGGGTCTAATACTAACCATCTACCATTAGTGTCAACATTCTGTTGGTCTAATAGTCTTGACATTCTAGCAATAACAGTTAATGGGTTTCTATCTCCATTAGCAGGAGTTGCAGAAGCTGCTCCACCTGTTCTTGGTAAGATAGCTACAGCTTCACCTGAGTTACCACCGAAGCTAGAAGCATCAAGTTTCATTGATGATAATAGTTCGTCAGAACCTGCAGTTGTTACTGCTTTAGTACCATTTACAGTTGTATTAACTGTATCAGGTGTACCATGAATTGCTGATTGCGTAAAACCTGACATATAACCAAGTACGTCTTGGTCAAATTGGTCGGCTAGTCTATAAGCTGCTCTATCTGATGCTAACTGTTGAAAGTTAATATGAGAATGAGCTTCTTCTATATCATCCACTTTAAATGCAAAGTAGTTAGCTTTGTCAATTGTAAGTGAAAATTCTTCGTCATCAAGGTCTTGAGGAGTAATAGTTGTTCCTCTTGTGTATGCCTTGACTGTTATTTCTGGTTCTTTGATAACCTTAACGGAATCGCCCATATTAGCAATCTCACCGAAGTAATC